AATGTCGATACATTGCGGGCGCAACACCCGGATTGGGCAGATGGGAAGCTGCCGACGAACAAGGGCGGCAATTGGGAATACCGGCACTGGAAAGAGCAGTGGGAAAACGCTAACCACACTCTGTCCGGCTATCAACAGGTCGGGAAATCCCTGGATTCCAAGGACGGCATGCGCCGCTACCTGGGCTATCTCGATGACAAGGGGCGCGCGGCAACATCAATCAACAACCCGGACAACGCCAAACGTGTCGCCACCTATGTGCCCGGAACCGGTCAAGACCTCGTACGCCTCGAATACAGCACCGAGAAGTCGGAGAAGATGCTGCTGTCGACGTTGAAGGCAGACCCCTCCTTGCAGCCAAAAGACGTCTCAGTGACCACGTGGATGGGATACGACCGGCCTATGAGCATTCCGGAAGCCGCCTCTACGAGCTACGCCCACAACGGGGCCCAGGCGCTTGATGATTTCCAAGCCGGGCTGCGCGCATCGCACAACGACACGGTGGCTGGAGGAAAGGCCATCCAGACAGTCATTGGCCACAGTTACGGCTCCACCCTGCTGGGTGGTGCGGCCACTGACGGTCATCACCTCGATGCCAACAACGTAATCACGGTCGGAAGCCCCGGGGTGCTCGCCGACCACGCGAAGGACCTCAATCTCGCCCCGGGCGCCAACGTCTTCTCCACTCGCGCGCAGAACGACATCATCGGCGTGGTCACCTACGCGACCCTGGGCCCAGATCCCACCGCCGCTCAGTTCGGTGGTATCCCGTTCGAAGCTGCGCCGGGGCCGGCCGGACCGTTCGGCACTCCGACTGTCGACGCTCATAGCAGCTATTGGGACGCTAAAAATCCCGCGCTGGATAACATGGGCAAGATCATTGCCGGACGCACCGATGTGACACCACCGAGGTACACGCCATGACAATACGAAGCGTGAAACATATCGGAGCGGCCATCGCTGTGATGTTGGCGATCGCGGCCACGGCCTGTACCCCTGATCGCCCGGACCAACCATTGGGGTCGCCGACACCGTCAGGCGCGACCCTCATCCCCGGAGGACCGATGGAACCCACTCCCAAAGTCACTAACCCGAAAATCCCTGCCAGCCAACAAGAAGCACGTGACACTGTGCTCAAGTACCTGCAGCAGAGCGTCGATGCGCTTCCCGCGGGAAGCACCCTGGACGGCAGCCGCTACGTAGTCGGAACCGGCACGACTTACTGCGAAGATGAGCCCAAAGACCAAAACTCACCGGTGCACTTTGAAGACTGGCGAGACATAAATCTGCCGCCTGCAACGGATTTCAATGCCACTATCGCCCACCTCGGGGACGTATGGAAACAGTGGGGCTGGCAAGTGCTCGAACGCGACGGCTTTACCAAGCCCAATCGTTTCGGCTACGCCCCCGACGGCTACACACTACAAATCGAGGCACGCACAGATCCCAAGTTCGCGCCTTCACTGATCGGTGCATCACCGTGTTTTCCCGGCAATCTCCGAGACGACAGTCTTGGGCGCAACCCTGGATTGATCGTGCAATCAACACCGACGAGCTAGGTTCGGATCGTGAACAGGCCTCAGCCCCAACTGGACCCACCGCGACTTGAGCTGGCGGCCGGCTTGTACGACATGGCTGCCTGGCAGCTCGACACGTTTCTCGATGACGCTGTTGGATACGGGATTTCGCCGCAAGATGCGGCGTCATTGCAGCTCCTGGTCGATTTGATCAGATGGCAGGCCCAGGGCTATCGGCGAAGGGCCGCGACGATGCGCGCCGACGCCGAAATAGTCGCTGCATATTTCGCGGGCGATCCAGTTGTTCCTGACAACCCGGCAGCATTCGAGGCGTCTATCAGCCGATCCGAGGCCCCGCCGTTCCCGCGGCAGTCCACCACCATCGATTACGTGCTGCTGCAAGCCGTTCGCGACTCACTTGCAGAGGCCCATGCGGTTCTCTCTCAAGGATGTCGAGCAGAGATGACGCATGCGGCCAAACAGGCTGCGGCCCTTTACTCTTGGTGCCATCCGCCGCTATCTGTGTAACAGTCAAGAAGTATCCACATGGGTGAAAATTGTTGGAACCGAATCAGTCTCGGGTGACGTCGTAGTGGATGTCAGCAGATCCCCGACTTCGGGAGTGTTCAATGATGAACCGCGTGACATTCGCTACCGGTGTACACAAACGCTGCGCGCAGGCAACGTGGCGATGTGTGTTGCCGCTCGGTGGAGCTGCGGTTCCCGATTTGGTAATCCGACCAATTCTTGGCCCGCTGACTAGGCTCGTTGTTGCTTGCAGCTGTGCGTATCTGTTCGGTCGATTGCGGTCGATTACGAACGATTGCGGTCGATTGCGGTCGATTACGAACGATTGCGGTCGATTGTGGAAATCCCTTGACACACTGCAAAATTCGTTGTCCAGGGCATTGCGTTCCTTTCGATCGTGTGTTTAGGTCGGGGTAGCTGAGTGAGTGACATCCTGAATCTGTCTTCTCGGTGGTAAGCAGGTTGTGCGCTCCGGTTCTTGCGGGCCGAATCATGGAAGGAAGGCGGCTGGTGTATCCGCATTTCGAAACGCTGAAGGCTCGACATAAATCAGCTGTGGTCAGGGGCGTCGTATGTTGCGCCGGCTCGATAGCCTCGAAATCATGGCCGAAAATTGGGATGAGAGGACTCTTCGCGGCAGGAATCTGGTCGATAAAGTGCGTGACCGTACCCGTGGCGCCAAACGTCACCGACAATGGAACCAGAGATTGTCCGAAAGTGTGGTGGTCAAAAGTGCCGGGTATGCGTATATCCGACCATTACGATAAACGGAGATTTGAGTGAATAGACAACGCGCGAAACCGAAGTCACACTGAGATGTGAACCGCTGAACAAGCGGATGGCCCTGGTGGTTGCAACACCAAGGCCATCCATGACCAAACGCTCGACCGTGCGAACAGAGGAGGCTTTGTCGTGTCCAATGTTAAGTCTGGAAATCCGGATTTGTCCACATTTGGTGGAATGGCGTTGACAAAAATTAGGCGTCGGAAGCGCCCTGACCTGCGTAAAAAGCTGCGATGGCGCCGCGCGCCGCTCGCGCCACGGCTTCACGGACCGTGGAATCGGCGTGCTACGCCTCAGCTAGCCCGACCGGCGATGGCTTCACCGACCGAAGGTTCCGCCACAGCGTGCAACGAAGGGCCCCACGAAGCGCCCAACGAAGGGCAGGTAAAGGGCGCGATCAGGCGTGGGGCGAGGGCACAACGAAGCGCCCTACGAAGCGTGAAACGAAGGGCGCAATGCAGGGCGTGATGCAGGGCGCAAAGGTAGCTACAAGAGCAAATGCACTGGTAGATGGCCTAAAGTTAGATTGTTGCGAGGGCGTCTTGGAGGTGCTTACATCACCCCGGAGCAGATGCATCGCGATGTTGGGCGGAGACCCGAAACGGTCTACGACCTCTCAGGCACCCCCGGCTTGTAAACCGTGTCTGCGTCAGTTTCTAGCGTTAGGGAAGGCCGGACAGATGTACCGGGCGATGTGAATGAACCGAGGACCTATTGAAGAACCGCGGGACCGAGCACATGTGGTTGCGGGCGCCCTAACTGGGTTGTCCAATGGCGGAGAAGGCTCTCCGAAAATAGTCGCCGTTAGTGGTGGGCATATGTCGCGCCGTCATCTTACGGTGCAAATTATGAGCACAGATAGGCGGAAGTGGGAGGCAGCAGATGATCGTGATACCGCATCGAGGACCGTTCGGCGTGTCCCCGAACTCTCCTTGGCTTCTCGCGCCGACAGACATAGCTTGTCATCGCAAGGTGAGGTACTCGAAGCTGAACTCGGTACCGCGGAACTCAACGGAAGGGAGCCGATGCGCCAGGAAAAAGTCGTCCGCACAGGGCGATCTGATCAGCCACAATTAGACCAGCGGAGAGAACCCCACGGGGCCAAACAGCGGATGGCCCCCTTGGTGCGGGAACACCAAAGAGGGGCCATCCAAACGACCAGTGCTCTTAGAGCAGCCCTCTACGACAGTCCGGGAGACCAGTCAGTGGACGATTTTACGCCAAACGACACAGAAGACACAGACCGTGAACGGGATACTGTGTCGAACAGATGGGATGCGGCCCTCGCTGCGTGGGTTAGGAGACATCCTTCACGTATGTGGTCGGATGAATTGAAGGGCAACGTCGTCTACCTAATCCAACGCGACTTTGAACGAAGACACCCTTCTGCCTCGTGATTTGTCGGTAGCACTGTGTCCTCAACGTGGATTGCCCCCACCTGACAAGTCATCGTCGATAGAGCGGGACTCGTCGGTTTCAGGGACATCCGGGACCGACGACGGCCGGGTGCCAGCGTCTATTGCTTCGAGCTGGGCTAGCAGCGGTTCAAAGAGGCGTATGACCTCATCGGCGTTGTCTGGGTTCGCGGTCGCGATCATTCTGATCACCTGTGACCGGAGTTCACCCCACAATTCCTGTGTTGCCGTCGTCTCTTCCTCGATGGCGACCATGACGGGGTCTTGGGATGGGAACTGTGAAAGGCCTGCTGTGGAGATTGTGAGAACCGACAAAAGCTCCTTGATGCGTTCGAGGGACGCCGCGCGTCGCTCGAAACCGTCTATGAGCGTCTGCAGGGTTCGTGCGACTTCCTCTAGCGGAACACCAGCCTTGATCATCGGATGTGCTTGGAGCGCAGTAGCTTTATCAGCCTGAACCGGGACAATCGGTGGCAGCGTGGACAGTTCCACAACTTCCTCGGGTGTTCGCTCTGACGCAGGTTTGCTTTCGATTTCTGCCCGACGTAAGAGGAGTTCGAGTTCGTCGGCTGCATCTTCTCGCCCAGCATTGCGAAGTTGCTTAGGGGTGGCGCTGACTGCATACGCCATGCGCGCGAGTGTGTCTGAAGGAGCTCGCACCGCAACACGGGTCTGCGGATCGACCTGCTGATAGCCCTTCGCGATCTGTCGCCAACGGGCTTCGCTCAGGGCGGCCATTTTGGAGGCGCGATTCACTGACAGCCGGGGCGTGAATTCCCGCCGTAGGCGCTCAATCAGTTCGGCTTCTGGTGGCGGAGCCTCTGCATCCATATCGAACACTGTCCTATGCGTTGCCCTACGAAGTCCAGTCTTCGTAGATTCGTGGGTCTACGTAATGACACCCGTGTCATATTCGAACATTGCAGGTGAGCGTAGGTAGCGGAGAATATTTCGTAGGTGTCGTTGTATGACGCGTAACTACGTAGTACCTTCGAGCTATGTCAATTAGTTCTCGAACTAGGCACGGGGTTTGGCAGGCACTTCGGGTCGCTCGATCCAAGGACGGTCAGTCCCTCACCGCGCTCGCCGACGCCGCCGCTATGTCGGTTTCCTACCTCTCCGATCTTGAACGAGGCCGTCAGCTGCCGAGCGTGGAGGCGGTGAGAAAACTTGCGAGTGCGTTGAATGTTCCGGTTTCGGTACTTGAGCGAGAACGGCGTGTCGACGCCAATGGCAACGACATCGCGCTCGTCGAGCTGATCCGTCAAGTTGTGCGCGAAGAACTCGCGGGGAGCCGTGCCTCATGACCGCCGCCAACTTGGTTTTTGCCGGACCGGACGGCGAGCCATTCACCACGTCGACGGTCATCGCCGCCGAGACGGGTAACGAGCACGCCTCGGTGATCCGACTTGTTCGTGAGAACCTCAACGATCTCAACGAGGTCGGCTTGGTCCGATTTGAAATCCGACCAAGACCCGAGGGGCAACACGGCGGTGGGGACGTCCGATACGCCGAGCTCGACGAGCCTGCTGCTGCGCTTCTGATGACCTACCTCCGCAACACGCCGGTGGTGCGGGACTTCAAGAAGCGGTTGGTGGGGGAGTTCTACGCCATGCGCGCCGCGCTGAGCCGACGCACTTCCTTGGCGGTCGATATCACCAACATCGACCACATCGCGCAGCTGGCGCAAGCGACGACCACAGCCGTGGAGCTGTATCGGGACGAGCACGAGCAGCGCCTAGCGCTCCAGGCGCGAGCCGAGGCGGACCGGCCGCTCGTGGAGCGCGCCAAGACCCACGCCGCAGGATCTGGGTCGGTCAACCGGACCGATTTCGGCCGCGAGGTCGTGGAGTGGGCAGAAGAGCAGGGTATTCGAGTGCTGCACAGGCAGATCCGTGAGTTCCTGGCGCGCAAGCTGCACCTGTTCGTCGCCGGAGATCGTTCCGACAACGGGCATGCCACCACCGACGCGATCCGCCGTGGTCTGTGCGAGAACCGCCGCGACACCCGGAACGGCCGGAATGTCGTGACAGGGCTGCTCACCCCTGCTGGCCAGGCCTACGCCTGGGAGCGGATCACCCGTTATATCAGTGCAAACGGGACGCTCGAGCTGCCCCGCGAGATCGGTGGGCGTTCCGCATGAGCGCGGGTGGCGTATACGGCGGGGCGGTGCTGATTACTTCCCTTGCTGCGCTTGCGGTTCAGATGTGGAGTCCTCGGGAGGTCGTTGACGTGGCCGCAGGACTCGCTGTGCTCGCAGTGATCGTCGCTCCAGTGATCGTGTGCGTCGCCGCCACCACGGTATCGCTACTTCTCGCACTGACCCTGGGGGCAGAGGATCTGTTTCAGCGAGGTCTGAAAGCCGCCCACGAATACGTTTCCGTGGCCAGCGGCCCGGGCGGGGTGACCAAGTGATAAGAAGCCCATCTCTCGGAGTGGCGCCAACGCCTGCAGGCAAGCCGATTGTCACCAGCTGCGTCTCCCCGGCGCGGATAACGGGAATGCGATATGTCCAGCGCTTCGGATCAGAGTCCACGTCCGCCACAGCATCCATGCCCGAACCGAACACGCGCACATCGAATGCGTCGCCGTCACCGATGTTGATTACGGCGACTTGCCCAGTGGACGTTGCCTCGATTCCGAGGTCGGAACGGTGTCGAGCTTCAAGCACCAGGATCGCACGCGCTCGGTCTAGCCAGCGGATCGTCAAGGTGACCGTCGCCGACACGAGGGCGGCAGACGGGACCACTTCGATGACGCGTACCCAGTCCATTCCCGGAACCGTAGTACGCGAGTCTGCCAGAAGCGTGAGCACTACCCGCGAGAAGCCGTCGTGCATCAGTCGGCAGTGGAAGGCGCTCACGGCATGACCCTTACGCCATCGGACCTGTCGGTGATCAAAGGCCTGATCAAGGAGGCCGTTCAGGACGCGCCGTCCTATGACCCCTTCATTCCGCGGATCGAAGCGGCTAAGTACCTAGGGGTTTCCGAACGCGAATTCGATGAGCTGCGCGCCCGCGACCAGATCGCTACCGAGCAGCACGGATCACGCAAGGTCATCGTCCGCCTGTCCGAGCTGAATAGGTACGCGCAGGAGCGGCGCAAGAGCGCGTAATCGCCTGTCAAACAACCGAATAGAAGCGCGGTGCCGATGGTCCAACCGCCAAGTCAATCCACCGGCACCGCTTCCATCAACCAGCCTAAAGGAGGCCGGTCATGTCGAACCATATCCAAGTCCCTCTTGAGCACCAAGGGAGCGCCGCGTGAGCGCGACAGAGCTGCGGTGCACGGATATTCAGGAAGAGCTCGATGCCGAGGACGACCTCGTCGAGATCGGCGTGGTGGTCGGCCACCTGATCGGAGTGGCCTTCGACATGTCGGAGACCACCGGTGTTTCGGTGCCGGACTTTAACAAGGATCCGAACTGGTTCGGTGGCTGCTATCGCGAGATCGCCGAGGAGCTTGGCTACAGGCCGACATTGGCGGGCGATTGGTGGATTGATGCGCCGAGGTGGGCGGCATGACAACACACATCTATCGCGAGATCGCCGAGGAGCTTGGCTACAGGCCGACATTGGCGGGCGATTGGTGGATTGATGCGCCGAGGTGGGCGGCATGACAACACACATCGCAAACGGCTACCTCATCCTTGAAGCGCAGCGTGGGTACTGGACCGGCGACGACGGTCTGAAAAAGGTGGCTGGCGTACGGGTGGCTGGATTCCGAAAGGGTAGGCCAGCCAAGCTGGAGCGCGACCAGATCGCCGTCAAGATTGGGATCACTGTCGACGCCGCCGAGTTCTCGCCCATTACAGCGGAACTGGCTCTAGCACTGGATCCGTCGCGCGTCATTTATCCGGTCGTTGAGGATCTGGAGCCGGGCGGTGAGGGCGAATGATCGAACTGACCGTTCCGGTTTGCACCGTGCATCAGAAGTTCCTGCCGTGTCCGCCGTGCGTGAAACAGCAAGCGCGCCTGCGTAGGCAGAACTTGGCGGCGATGGGTTGGATGCTGCTGTTCTCCGTCTTCTTAGGTGCGGTGATCTGGTTTTCAGTGGGGGCGCGGTGAGTGCGCCGGGCGACCAGGCCGCGCTGGTCTCGAAGACACCTCGAGCAGCACGCAGCCACGGCGCAATCCTGCTCGACATCGCCCACAAGCTGCAAGCGGAGACCGATATGGCCGAGCGCCTGGCCCTGGTCAACGCACGGGATCGCCTGTTGCGCGCCATGGGAATTGAACCACAGATAACCATACTGGGAGAGGCCTCGTGACCATGGAAAATGTTCGGGAATCAGTCGCTGAGACTACCCCGCCTGTCGGCATAACTGGGCGTAGAGACGCGGCTCAGGTCCTTGCGATGATCTCCTGGGTTCGTAAGCAACTCAAGAGAATAGAAGCCGATGCCAACGAGCGGGCCGAGGTTGAATTCCCCGAGGAGAAGATCAAGGGGTTTGTCGTCATCGACGACAAGAAGGTGGAGGTGTCATCCACCACGCGCGTGCAGCCAAGCGCCAAGATCAAAGTGGAAGACCCGGACCGGCTAGCCCAGTGGGTGCAGAAGCGTTGGCCCACTGAGATTGTCCCCGCGGTACGCACCTCGTTCCTCGCGCAGATTTCAGCGGACATGGCCGCCAACGACGGGTGCCTAGTCGATGCCGACGGCGAGGTCTGCCCATGGGTGGGGCTGGAGCTGCCGAACGCCTACACCACGACCCGACTGCTCAAAGACGCCGACCAGCACCTCGCCGAACTACTGGGGCGGCGCTCCCTGGCCGACCTCATCTGGTTCATCGAGAACGACGTCACCGTCCTCGACAAGGAGGCGCAATCGTGACTCTGACTGTTCGCAAGCCCACGGGTGTAGTCCCGTTTCCTCTGGTGCTGATCGAGGGACCCGAGAAGTCCGGGAAGACCTACGCCGCAGCGCAGTTCACCGCCTCGGACAAGATCGGGCAGGCGTACTGGCTTGACCTCGGAGAGGACGCTGCCGACGAGTACTCGGTCATCCCCGGCGCTGACTACCTGATCCTCGATCACGACGGCACCTGGCACGACATCGTGCACCAGGTCGAGGAGGCGGGCAAGCTCGCCAAGGCCGCGCACCAGGCGGGCGAGCCGCCCGTCGTGTTGGTCATCGACTCCATGACCAACGAGTGGACGTTCCTCAAGGACTGGGCCGACCAGCGTGCACGGAACACTCCGGCCAACCGTGCCAAGCTGGCCAAGGATCCCGACGCCGAGATCAAACCGTCCATGAACTTCTGGAACGACGTCAGCGAGCGGCACTACCAGCTGATGCGAATGCTCGTGGCATTCCCCGGAATCGTGGTCATGACCGCCCGCGGCAAGGAAGTGGCCGAGGTGGAGGACGGAAAGCCCACCGGCAAGCGCGACTACCGCGTAGAGGGCCAGAAAGACCTCGCGTACGAGGCCACCGCGTGGGTGCAGCTCTCCCGCGAGCGCCCGCCCATGATCGTCGGTGTCCGATCGCCCACATACGGCGTGCGCCCCGGCGTGGACCAGCCCAAGTCGGTGAAGGACTTCTCACTGGAATGGCTGATCTTCGACGTGATGAAACCCGGCATGTCCCCGCGCAAGGCCACTCCGTTGCAGGCCTCGGATATTCCGCCGGCGCAGCAGATGAAAACCGAACTTCGAGCACTACTCAAGACCAGGCACATAGAAGCGGCACACGCCGGCACGTGGTTCAACGAGGAATTCGGCGGCGACCTAAACACTGCCACCGACCTCGAGCAGCTACAGGCCACCATCGACCACTTCTCGGCATTGGAGACCGTCTCGTGAGCACGCATATCTCGCTGACCGATTTCTTCTGCGGTGCAGGTGGTTCAAGCACCGGCGCAGTTGACGTTGACGGCGTGGAGGTCCGGGCCGCTGCGAACCACTGGCCGCTGGCCGTAGAGACGCATAACGCGAATCACCCGGACGCCGATCATTACTGCGCTGACCTATCGCAGATCCACCCTATGTATTTCCCGAAGACCACGATTGGGTGGTTCTCCCCAGAGTGCACCAATCATTCACAGGCCAAGGGCCGCAAACGTATCGACGCACAACCAGACCTGTTCGGTGAAACATTGCCCGACGAGGCCGCCGAACGCTCCCGCGCCACCATGTGGGACGTCGTCAGATTCTCCGAATTCCACCGCTACGAACTGGTGTTCGTGGAGAACGTTGTCGAGGCCGCAGCGTGGGCGCCGTTCCAGGCGTGGCTGGCCGCGATGGAATCGCTGGGCTACGAACACCGGCTCGTGACGCTGAACTCGATGCACGCGCAGCTGGCCGGATTAGGGGCGCCACAATCCCGTGATCGCCTGTATGTGGTGTTCTGGCGGCGCGGCAACCGTAAGCCCGATCTTGAACGCATCGTGCGTCCACGAGCCGTATGCCCGGACTGCGGGCCTATCAACGCCATGCAGGTGTTCAAGAAACCCGGTAACACCGTCGGCCGCTACCGCTCCCAGTACCTCTACCGGTGCCCGAACACAAAGTGCCGCAACCAGGTATTAGAGCCCGCAGTCCGTCCCGCAGCCGACATCATCGACTGGTCGCTACTCGGGACGCGTCTGGGTGACCGCGACAAGCCGCTCGCTGAGAAGACCATGGCCCGCATCTGCGCCGGCATCGAACGCTACTGGGCGCCGTTCGTTCTGGAGGCCGCTGGAAATACATATGACGCCGCGAACCCGAAGCATCCGCGGCATGGTCAATCTGGCGCGTACATGCGTGTGTGGCCGACCGGCGAACCGCTTCGCACGGTCCACACCACGATGTCCAAGGCGCTGGCGATCCCGGTTGAGGGGCGCGACGGCAAGCAAGCACTACCGATGTTGGCACCGATGCGGACCATGACCACGCGCAGTGAAACCGGGCTACTGGTGCCGTGCGGGGGCACCTGGCGCGAAGACGCCGCACCGACCAGCGAGCCGTTCTCCACCCGCACTACACGGGAGACCGACGGCCTGGCGTTCATCGCCGAACTCCGCGGCGGCAGCAGCGATGCGCGAGCGGTCAACGACCCGCTGGCGACTGTGACCGCATCGGGGAATCACCACGCGCTGGTCATGCGGAACAACACCGCCCGCGGCAACCCGGCCCAAATGGTCACCCCAGCCACCGAACCGATACGGACGATCACTACGGCTGGGCACCAATCCGTCATCTCGGCCGAGCGCCCCACGTTCAATCTCGACGACGTCCGGTTCCGGATGTTGGAGCCACGCGAAATCAAACGCGCCATGGACTTCCCGGCCGAATACGTGATCAAGGGCAACCGGCGCGAACAGGTCCGCATGGCTGGCAACGCTGTCACCCCGCCAAGCTCACGCGACCTGATCACCGTGGGTGTCGAGAGCCTGTCATGAAGCACGCCTTTTGCGACAGATGCGGGCGCTACTGCATCGTGCGCGACCACCGGGATTGCATGTGCCATGACTGCGAGCTGGGCATGAATTCCATAGCGGCGATGCTCAACCCGCGCTGGGCACGACCGATGACCAGCAGCGAGATCCAGCTCGCGCATACCTGGCTGATGACCGAGCGGCGGTCGGTCGCATGAGCGCCGAGTTCACTACCGAGGCCCTGCTACTCATGCGCGAGCGCTGCGGGGGTCTTTGCGAGGTTCAGTGGCCCCGGGTATGCCAGGGCAGCGGCAGTCAGTTGGTCGGCCACCATCGCCGGCCCCGCGGTAGCGGCGGCACCAAGCGCCACTCGTCTCGCCTGGCCGCCAACGGGCTCATGGCGTGCACCTGGTGTCACAGCTTCCTGGAGACGGGGGAGCGGGGCGAGGCACGCAAGCTCGGGTTCATTGTTGACCAGAACCAGGAACCTGCCGACGTCGCGGTCTTCTACCGGCATGAACAGAGGGTGCTGCTGTGTGATGACGGAAGTGTGGTGGCGGCATGAAGTGCGCGCGCCCCAACTGCTCCAGTCACAGCCAGGCGCTGTCGAGAAGTAGTTTTCGGCAGGGGCTTTGCAAGCAGCATTACAGGCTGGCTGAACGCGGGTGCGTCGACAGTGCGCCTGTGCGGGCACGCCTGGATGTGCTTCACGCCGCGGGGTGCTCGTGGGCACAGATCGCCGAGCTGGCCCAGATGAGCGAGCACGGTGTGCGCCTGATCCGCGACGGCGAGTACGACTCGGTGCGCAAGCTCAATGCTCAACGGATTCTCACGATCCCCATCCCCGGGCGTTTCGGCGGAAACGGATACGTGAGCGCAGTCGGAACCGCGAGGCGCTTGCAGGCGCTCGTCGCGATCGGATGGAGCTTCGATGCGTTGGCCAAGATGATGGGCACTCATCGCAACGTGCTCCTGAACACCCTCAAACGTGAGCGCGTACTCGCCCGGCGTGCGCGTGAGATCGCCGAGCTGTTCACCCGACTGCACCTCACTGCGGGCCCCTCGGGCAAGGCTCGCCGGCACGCCAGCGCCAACGGATGGCCCGTGCCCTTCGCGTGGGACGAGGACACCATCGATGACCCCAGTGTCGCACCGGATCTCGGCGGCAAGTCGACCTGGATGCAGGAATACGAGGACTACCAGTGGGTCCACGGCGACGACGAGCAGATCGCCGAAGCGATGGGCATCCGACTCGACTCGGTGAAGACGCAACTACGGCGAAAGGGCGCGGCATGAGCTCGTCGGCGGGTGGTGTCTAGATGTCGGAGAACCCGATATGCGTGTGCGGCCATCTCTGGAGCGATCACCAGGGGCGCCTGGCTCCGCACTGCCACTTCGTTCACTGGCCCACCTACGAGCGCGGCGGTGGACTGTGCGGCTGCCCTGAATTCACAGTCCGGCCTCGCGCCGAACGTCGCAGGAATTGGGGTGAGAAGGGCCATCTGTAGTGCCTCAGTCTGAGTACATGCACGAAATCAAGGAGACGGCGTAATGGCAAGGGACCACACGCGAATCAATCTGGATATCTGGGGCGACGATGAGTTCCGCGACCTACCTGTGGATGCTCAGAACCTCTATTGGACGCTCTGGACGAGCCCCGACAGGACGTACTGCGGGGCGCATGACTGGAGACCTGGAAAGCTCACGCAGTGCGCCGGCGACTGGACCGTGGAGCGCATCGTCGCGGCCGGCGCAGTGTTGTCGCAGCGTCTGTTCCTGCTCATCGATGAAGTGACCGAAGAATGCCTGTTGCGTTCGTGGATCAAGCATGACGGGCTGTGGCGGATCCCAAACATGGCCGTCACGATGGCCAACGCGCGTTCGGCTGTCGGGTCCAAGATGTTGCGCGGCGTGATCGTCCATGAGGTCATGAAACTCGCCAAGGCCGAGCCCGATCTGAGTTCGTGGAAGCGCGACGAGGTTGTGAAGATGCTCTCGCAGAGGGCGATTGACCCGGCGACGGTGACGCCATTTACTCCGCCGCCGACCCCGCCCGGAACCCCACCGCCAACCGGTCGGGTAACCCCCGGATTAACCCTTAGCGATGGGGTTGGGGTTAACCCCCCGCCTAACCCGGCCCCTACTACAGCTACAGCTACTTCTACTACAGCTACATCTAAAAAAGAGGGGTCTGCTGCACGAATAGGTGACATCTGAGTTGGCTTGCCCGGGACGGGTGAGCTGGAAGGATGTCCTTGTGCCCAGGCCTTACCCCCGAGAGTTCCGCGACGAC